CATTATCCGTAGTATACGCTAAACAGTCCTCAGGATCGAATTGCGAAACATCCACCAAAAGAAGCTCTTCTAAGTATGAATATTTTAGCCCTTTCCATCCTTTTATTACTGCTTCACAATAATTAACTAAAAATTTATCCTCATCAAGTATTTCTTCCGGCTGACGAGTTTTCTTATTCCACTTAGTTGATAAACATTTTTTACGAAGTTTTACCAACTCTTCTCTTGCTAAGAAGCATAGATCAACAGTCATTCCCTCACACCCAGGATATGGGATAGATACTGTTTTGCTCGGAGTCATTAGACTCGCTAAAGATACGGGTTCTGGGGTTTTAGTCTTTGTTTCTGGCATTACATAAGTCCTTATTAAAATTTATAGAAATAGTATAATTCAAAAGACACTAAATGTCAAGAATTATTTTTGGGGGGTTAGGAGAGAAAAGGGGCCGAAGCCCCTTGATATTAGTATACGCCTATTGGGAAGAAAGTAATTTTCTCGATTTCATCCACGTCTCCGAAATCATCGGGGAGTGCCTGGAAACTGGTTTCCAGTGAGATTACATCTTCAACTTGGTGTGTTGGCACCTCAATGTGTGCTTGTGGGAATATAACTTGAATAGCTGGTTCGTCACTACCTGAAGTAGCAGCGGTTGAGCCTCCAATGTCCATTGTAACTTTAAACTTGTTTACAACTTTACCCATAGCGCCATCGCTTACCAAGTCGTTAAAGAATTGGCGAGAAGTACCATTAGTTCTATCATCACTATCTAGTGTTAGATAACAAGTAGCGGTTCCGGATGCGGCCCGTGTACCTGTTACGTGTTCTAGTGGTTTGTTAATAGCACCTAATTCTTCTGGTACCAGATAGGTTATATTATTTGCAACATTAAAACTACCGCCCGTCAACGTGAGTTTATATTTGCCATTAGCTACAGTACCTCCACTTCCGGAGAAAGCGTTTGTTAAGTCCTTACGTCCTGTTGAGCCATTGGAATTAGCATGTGCAAGGGTATCATATAGTTTGAAAGTAGTTGTACTAGCAACACCCACAAATTTATGGGTATTTGTACCACTATGGTTCATTTCTGTAGTACCCGAAACTCCTGTAATGTATACTGTATCGCCAGTGGTTAGACCATGAGCTGAAGACGTAGTAATTACATCAGTAGTAGTATTTGCACCACTAATCACTGCATGAGAGCCTGGAAAAATACTAGGAACTTTATCCGTATCTGTTTTGGCTTCAATAGTTACTGAGGTCAAACGATTTCGAATAAAGTTAGCTGTACTAGTAGTTGCCTCATCTATTGCTTGAGTTACTGTTGCTGCATTACTAGGGGTGCCGGTATCTTTATTTGCAACGATATGCACAGCTCTACCTAAAGGATTATCGGTTTTCATATAAAGGTCACCATAATCAATCGCATTACCATCCTTCATAGTTGCGTTACTTGCAGGGGCAGCATCAGTACCGGCTAAGAATCTACCACTCCAGTCTTTAACTTCTTTTGCGAAACCTGACCATGCTAGTGTTGCAATACCATCAACATCAAAGTCAATACTGACATCATTAACAACCGCTTCTGGAAGCTTATATACTAATGGCTCTCCTTCTTTTGTTTCGATAAGGAAGAAAATAGTCATTGAGTTTAGAGCTGAACGGTTAGATTCAGTAAATACAAGCTCTGATAGGGCTGTTGTTGATGATAGAACCGGTCCATTAGTAGCTTTTGGATTTGTTGTTCTCTTAAAGTTATAGCTAGTACTATCGTTATAAGTATCTGCGCCTGCCATATGTGCCCATAGCACTTCTTCCACTGCATGAACATCTACTCCACTGCTTCCGTCGGCTTTTCCTGTGCCGGTTGCTGCTGAGCTGCCTTTTGCTTTAAAAGGACGGACATATGTGCTGAAAGACCACTCTGCCGGAGCAAGAGAGTCAGTAAACATACGACGGCCTCTACGTGATATTCCTGCCGTACTTTCCATTTCCGCCAACGTTATCTCAGAAGTATTAGTGGTTTGTGAAAAGCTATATCCATCTAATATAGGTATCTCCCAGAATCCTCCTTTCCCGAGATTAGTGGATGTTGTATTGTTATCGCCGGAGTTCCGAAACTGTATGAAGCATCGGGTATCACGGCTAAAATAAATCTGATCTGCCATAGTTTAATCTCCTATGTACCTTGAAAAGACTAGATCGTGAACGTTTGTTCGTGCCAGAATTTTCTAATATCGAACCTCTATGAGTATTTCTCCTACTCCTAAAGGATCTAATACACCTTCGTCAGTATCTATACTAACGACTGTGATTTGCTGAGTGTACTGTTCTAGTCCATTTCTATCGTTATACTTTAAACGACTATTTTCTTCCAAAACAGTTTCTACGTCTTCTATTAATTCATCTAAGGCTTCTACTGAATTTTCTTGATTAACGTAACATCTAATTGTTACATTTAAGAATCTATCCTTATAGCCTCCTGTTTGGTACTGCCTACTTTCTGCTCCGGCATTTAAATGTACCGCAGGGAATTCTTCTACTTCATCCCAGAATTTTAATCTAGGACTTGTCTCTGCGACTTGTTGATAGTATAGGCCTCGTCCATCAATTAAGGCCATTTTATCTGCAAGAGCTTTTGTTATACCAGATCTACGAGAAGTATAATTTCTTTCTATCCCCATTATACTCTCCTAGTATAAAATCTTCCTAGAGCTAACTCTGCTGCGATTTCTCGTATTGAATAATCAATTAACTGTCGAGGGTCTCTTTCAGGACTAGACCAGTTCCCTCTTGACCCTGTTTCAAATACTTGATACGGCTCTTTTTGATACGTATATCCAATACTTGGAAAACCTTTTGGAGTTTGTGAAACATCTGTTATTTTAACACTATCTGCAAATCTTCCGCTAACATTCTCCATTCTAGGGAAACTCATATTTTTCTTGACCGTTCTAGGCAACTTTGTATTAATCATCGAAATCATATTAAAATGCGATTGCTGTCTTGCTTTCTTACCAGAAGGCTTTTTTCCTCCTGCTGTTTTTCCTACAAGTGTGGGTGCCGACTTATATAGACTTGCACTACCTTTTTTTGCCTTTCTCTTTTCCGCTGTGGTTTCCGTTACTTTAGAGGTCTTTATTTTTTGACTTCTAATATTATGTTTTACATTCTTTCCATGAGGTAAAGCCAGGGCTAACGCATTTAAAACTTTTTTCTCTCTTTTAGAAACTGGAGAGTCAGAAGCCTCAAACTCACCCCACTTGTCAGCACTTATATTATTAATAATCTTTTCTAAATCATCTTGAATTGCTTGTGCTTTCTGTTTGTCTTTAGTACCTTGGGATCTATTAATAAAATTAGATTCTAGGTAAACTGTTAATTTTTCTGGCTCTTTTGTAGTGTCTACATCTATAGCTAGTCCGAATTGCTCTAAGTACTCTGGTGGTAATCCTTTCTCAGAAGCAACTAAAGCGTCTAAACTTACCTTGGCTGCTCTTATTTGTTGTTGCGATACAGCATCTACTTCTTTATGTCCAAGCTCTAAAAAATAAAATTGATGAGATAAGTCTTTACCACTTTTACTTTTTCTATTTTCATCTCTAAACTTAGTAACACCTTTTGTTGCTCCTGTTTTATTAGCTACAATATAGTCATCTAATGCATCTATTATAGGTGCTTGAAGTGTTTTCTTCTGGGCTTTTATGTAGTCAAAAACACTCCCTTCTTCTTTATTAGCTAACGCAACGGTTATTTCTGCACGATATTGAGATGTTTTCTTTACCTCAATCTCATATTTTGCTGAGACTTTAGACAATTTTTGAAATTCTGCTATAAGGTTTTTTGCAAAAGCCCTAACTAGTTTTTGTAACTCCGTATACATGTCTGGATGATTTTTCTTAAACCCTGGACCAAAATTGCCTCCGCCCCCTCCAGAACCTCCTTTTTCTAGCTGTGCTATTACTTGATTCATGAGGCGTCCATAACTAACAATAAGTATATGTACCTTAATATCGGAGGTTGCTTTACGATACTCTGAATTTTTCTTTTTCAGTTCTGTATGTATCTTTCTTAGTTCTTTTAATACGTTTTGTCTAGACATTAAAAGTTTTTATATAGGTCTAAAACCCTCTTAATGTGATCTGGAAAACTAACATTATTGGATTGGCTAGTACTGCCTTGATTTTGTAAACTAGCACCTGCTATAGATTGCCTTTGCTTATGCTCGTCCTTCAGGTAATAAGTAATAAGATCCAGCACTGCGAGCTTAAGATCAGAAGGCACAGCGCTATAGCCGGCTGTATAAACCACTTTGACAGCTCCAACTCCTGTAGGCCAATTTTTGAAATGCCCAGAAGTTAGAGTTCTATAAATACTATCTGTTCCAGTATTTAAGTAATATTCGTATGCGCCTGTAGTAAGAGTTGTATATGAATCATCATATGAATCCCTTTCCTGCACGCTAACAATAGCATTAACCGGACTCTCTGTCAGTTGTACAATATGTGTACCCCAATTAATATCGAATGTTTCAGTTTTGTTAGAAGAGAAATAATCCACAAAACTGTTACCGCAATAAGTCTTTACTAACTGACTCACTGATGGAATTAATACATTAAGACGGGCATCATCCTTAGGTTGAGTGATCCCTTCCGCAGTTTTATAATCTTGTAATGTTATTAAATTCGCCATAAGT